CGGACAGCAGCCAGAGGTGGTAGCCGATCAGGTCACCCTCGAAGGCTGTCCCCTCCAGCAGCCCGAGGGTCTGCTCTAGTTTCCCTCGTCACCCGCTTCCGGGCCGCTCGAGCTCCCGGACTGCAGGTTGTTGATCTGCATGAACTTCTCCCGCAGCACGGCGGCCGGGGATCCGTCGGAGGCCCGCGTCTCCATGAAGCTGTCGAGGTGCTCCTTCTTGAAGACGCGCTGGCCGTCGCGCGTGTAGAGGCACTCGATGATGATCTCGTAGATGGCCCGAAGCTTCTCTTCGCGCTCGTTGACCTCCGCGAAGCGCTGGTATTGGTTGACGTCCATCTCCTCGAGAAACAGCTGCTGGCCGTTCAGATTGACCGGCTCGCGTGCGGGAGTTTCGCCGAGAATGTCGCCACGGATTTCGTCGAGATTAGACATACACTTCTCCTCAGTAGTTGAAGCTACTGACGTGCGATGCTGACTGGCCCGGCGCGGCGGCCGAGACCGAATTCAGCCGGAACGAAAGCTCGGAGCCCACCAGATCCCCGAGCGTGAGCGATTTGGAATCCTCGGTGATCTTCACCCAGGCGCGGCGGACCTTGCCCTGGCGGGCGCCGCTCTTGGTGCCATCGGTCGTGCCGAAGGCGCCGTTCTCGAGGACGAGGCGCTGCCCCTCCTCAAAGATCTGATCCAGTGTCTGTTCGCTGCCGCCATCCCCGTCCAGCGGGAGGCGGTCGGTGTCGATGTGCTCGACGGTCGCCTCGAGGGTCCGCTGGCCAAGCTTGACCCGCTCTCCGACGTCGAAGAACACGGTGGCGTCGAGGGCGGTGTGGCTGGCGTTCCAGGTCACCGCTTTGCCCATCGGAATGTAGTAGTGGGGCAGGTATGACACGTCGACGGTGATCGTCTCGCCGGAGCGGTCGGTGCCGAAGATGACCAGCCCGTGCAGGTAGTCGATCTCGTAGCTGGACGCGCTGACAGCGCCACCACCCGAGTAGACGGTGATCGACTGGGTCGGGTCCCAGATGCCCTTGGCGAGATCCGAGATCTGCCAGGTCTTCCCGCTGGTGCCGGCGATCAGCGTCATCGGCTGACCGGTCACCGTCACGGGATTCCCCGACACTTTCAGCGACGTATTGTGTCCTGCGTGCGCGTCTCCCACGGGGAGACCTCCCATCCGTCAGATTAGGCGAGCCGATTCCAGCCTTTGCCGTCGGCGCACTTGAGGGTGGCCGAGAATTCCGTCTTCCCGTCGGGTGTCGAGGACTCCTCGAAATTGGTGACGTAGACGGTCATCTCCTTGCCCTTGGCGTCACCACTGGCGGCGACCGTCTCGTCGATGATGTACCCGACCTCGACCTTGTCGCCGCTGTCGTGCGCATCATCGAGAGCCTTCAGGCCCGTCCCGGGGGCGTCCTGGTAGTTCCCCTCCATCGTCCAATCCCCGGTCTTCAGCCCCAGCTCGACGTTCTCGGCCTCGTCTCCGAAGTCCGTCGAATCCAGGGCGTTGTAGCCGTTGGGGGCATTGAGGCTATTGCAGCCGTCGACCTCCTCACTGGTCGCCGAGTAGACGTCGGACTTGTTGAGTTTGCCGTTGGTGCCGCTGCCTGTGCCGCTGGCGAAGGCCACCGGCTTTGCGTCCATTCCTGGTGTTGCGTCTCCCATGGGTCTCCCTGCTTACTCGATGAGCCAGCATAAAGCGTCGATCGTGTACTCGTGTCGGTCTTCTTCGTCGGCGCCGATGTACCGCGGCCCGCCGACCAAACGGACGGCAAGATATCCCGGCGGGGACTGCTCTTTGAGGATTTCCTGCACCTGTAGCGCATCAGCCTCGGCTGTCTGAGCGTCCTCTCTTGGGCCGCGCACCCGCACCCGGTAGCGGTTGGACTGCTCGGTCTCGTCGCTCTTGAATGTCCGCTGGGGGTCCCGGAGTTGGCCGTCGGCCCAGACGATCGCCGCCCGGTCGTCCTGCGCGTCGTGCAGACCGCCGCGGTAGACGCTGCCGGCATAGCCGTTGGCTTCCAGCAGGTCGGTAATCGTTTCGGAGTGGCGGGTGGTCACAGGTAGCGGTTCGTGTAGTTGGCGATGTCCTCTTTGAACGTCGGGCGCGCGGTATCGATGGCTTTCGCCAGATACCGCGCCTCGCCGTTGTGAAAGTCGAGCTCCTCGCGCTCGTGCACGTAAATGGCGTAGTGCACCGTGAAAAGAATCCGGTAGTGGTGTTCGGCGACCTTTTCGACCTTGCGGGAGCGCTCCAGCGTACCCGTTCGGTGTGGCGCTCGGCGCTGCGCTTCGTTGGCGATCTCGTTGGTCTTTCGGCTCAGCGCCTTGTCGGCCGCGTCGGCCACGTCGTCAGCGTGCTCTTTGATCGCCTTCTTCAGTCGGCTGATATCTCCGGACATATCCAAGCCCATCAGAGCACCACCTTGTAGAGCGGGTCGCCGCGGCCGAGTGGCGGCGTGACTTCGACAGACGACGGGACGATCCCCTGGCCCGGGTCGGTCTCATCAGCGCCCGGGGGCCAGACGACGTCGTTGTCGCCGACCTCGTCGTGAGTGTAGATCCGGTCCTTCTGGTCAACGATCTTGCCCTGGTCGTACACCTTCTCGGCCGACTGCTCGTACCGACAGGTGATCTCCTTCTGGGCGCCCGTCTGCCGGTTGTTGTCCTTGTCGACGGCCGTCGTCGGGGCGGCATGGGCCGTTTGCGTCATGCTGCTCGAGGCGAGTCCCATCAGTGCGGCCTCGGCTTCTGGTAGCGGTCGACGACGTCGGCGAAGCTGTGGGGCACCCGCCGGCCGTCGACGGTCGCCCACTTCTTGGAGGAGTCGCCGAGCTTTTCCTGGACGGCCGTCTGATCGGTTCCAGCCTGGTGGTACTTCATGACGCAGTACTCGATGATGGCGCCCTCAATGTCCCAGGGGAGGTCGCGCGCATCGCTGTCGGGCCCGAACGGGGCCTGCACGGGCGTGACGTACCCGCCCTCGTAGGTGACGGCGTACAGCTTCTCGGGCGGCCTCGGGTCGTCGCGCTTGCCCTGCCAGCCGGCGGCGTAGCTGGTGTTGTGCCAGCAATAGCCGTGCTTGCGCAGGAGCTCGCCCTCGGGGGCGGCGCCCAGCTCGTAGTCGGCCGCGTCGACCGTCTCCCCGTCGTAGGTGACCTCGGCGACCTCCACGACCGGCAGGTGGTCGCGCACATACAGCGACTGACTGCCGCGGGTCCCGAGCTTCTCGGTGTGGCCGCTGACCCGATGGAGGCTGCGACCGATGGCGTCGGTCAAATGGCGGGACGCCTCCCGGATCCACGCATCAATCGCCGTGTCCCAGTCTGTGCCGGACAGGTCGAGCCCCCGCTTCGACTTGACGGCCGACTTGTCTGTGAGGGGTTCATCACTCGCCATGCTTTTTGACGTACTCGGTCAGGGTCGCCTTCTTGTAGTCGTCCGGCTCGATGCCGGTGCGCTCCTCGAGGTCCGCGGCCACCGAGCGCAGCTCGTTGTAGTCCTCCGGTACATCCGCGGGCTCCGGCTCGTCGGGGTTGTCGGCCTCCTGGCCGCCATCGTTGCGGATGATCATCAGCAGGCCGGCCTCCTGGTAGCGCTCGGCTTCCTCCTCGGGCAGGCCGGCGCGGGTATTGGCCGGGATGGTCCCCTGGGTGGTCCGGACGGACGTGTGTGTCTTGACCGTGACGTCGGCCATGGTCGACTCCTGGTCTCAGTCGGCAGGGCGGGGCGCGGGGCCCCGCCCGATGCCGGTTAGCTGATCGGGAACTTGTGGGCCCCGCCCAGCACGATGACGGCGACGACGTCGATCGACGAGCCGACCGTCTGGTCGGCCGAGTCGCCCGACACCCGGATCTGGCCGGGCGCCGTCTCGGCGTCGTAGTCGAACTTCACCGAGTCGGCCGCGTCCTCGAGGTTCGGGATCTCTCCGTCATCCAGGCCCGACCAGGTCGATCCGTCGTCGGTCGACCCCTCGATGTGCAGGTCGACGACGTCGCCGGCCGTGCCGTTCTTGGTGAAGACGTACAGCGAGAAGGACTCGTACTGCTGCTCGGCGTCCGGGATGAGGTCGATGGCCGACCCGTCGAAGTCCCCTCCGGCGTAGCCCTTCTGGAAGACGGCTGTCAGAATGGCGATCAGTCCGCCAATATCGCGCGGAAACATAGTCTGCTCCGTAGCACAAGTAGGGTGATCGAAGTGTGTCAGGGCGGGGCAGGGCGCCCCGCCATCATGAGCCATCAGGCGTCGTAGCTGGCCCCGTAGTCGACGCCGGTGGCCCATGCGAAGGCCTTCGGGTAGCGGACCAGCAGGCCGGCCTCGTGGAACATTATCAGGACGGTGCCGTCCGAGGCGATCATCGACTTCCAGCCGCTCCCCAGCTGCACGGTCGCCTCCTGGCTCGAGGCGATCCTCAGGTTGTAGGTGTCGCCGATGACGGCCTTCGCCCAGTCCCCGTAGACCAGTCGGGTCTCGTCGTTGGTTCCGTCCCCGGAGTCGTCGAGGGTGCGGGGGAAGGAGGTCGAGAACTTCGCCGGGGCACCCAGCAGGGAGCCGTTGGAGAGCTGCTGGGCGAACAGCAGCGAGTCGGACCCGCGTAGGCTCATCAGGTAGCGCATCGTCCGCTTGGAGCCGGCGTAGGCGGGCATGGCGGGCTCGATCTTGGCCCCCTCGACCTTGTAGGCGAGCATGTTCAGGTCGCGGATGATCGTGTCGACACCGACGCTCCCGCCATCCGTGGTGCGCTCGAACTTGTTGCTGTCGGGCGTCTGCTCGTAGATCCCCTTCGGCTTGCCGTTCTGTCCGTCCCCGAACAGGAAAGCGCTGTCTTCTTCGACGACGGCCCCCGAGCGGAGGTCCTGGGAGACGAGCTGCTCGACGGCCTGCGGCGACCGCCGGATCAGGTCGTTGGACAGCGGGACGAGCGCGCCGAGCTTGTCGGCCTCCAGCCGCCTCATCTCGAATTTCGGCTTGCTCTCGTCGGGCGCCTCGAGCTCGCCGACCCAGAAGAAGTTGGACCCCTCGGTCTGAACCGGGATTTTGGTCCCGCCCTCCGGCAGGTCGATCGAGGTGGCTCCCAGGCTGCGCACCAGGGTGGTATCGCGCAGAAGCTCGATGAAGTCCGTGCTGACCGGCTCCGGGGCGAGCGCACCTCCAGCGTCGATCTGGCCGGCCCCCAGGAACTTCTCCTGCGTCTCGGCGACGAACTTGTCGGTGTAATCCGTGTCACCGAGCCCCTTCTCCGCCAGCTCCTTGGTTCGCGCGTTCGTAACGCGCCCCTCCTTTTCCATCTGCCGGGCGTAGAAGGGCGCCCATCGGGCGAAGATGCCCCCGTCGGGGACGTCCTTTGCCTCTCGGCTCATGCCGTGAGTCGCGTTGTCGTGGCCGGCGAGGGCCTCTTTGGCGCCCTCGACGATGGCTTTGCGCTGGGCGGAGGTCGACTCCTCCCACTCGTCCATCAGCTTCTCGACCTCTTCGGCCTGCTTTTCGCTCAGGCCCGGGTCGAGATCCTCGACCTCGTCCTTGACCTCCTCGTAGGTCTCCCGGCCGACGGCCTTGATGAGGTCGACCAGCTCATCGGTCGACAAGCTCTTGTCTTCCGGCTCGATGCCGTAGTCTTCCAGCGATGCTCCCATGGTCCTTCCTTACGCGAGAGAAAATACTCCAGTGTCGGCTTCGTCCTCGGCCGGCTGCCCGGAAAGTTCCAGCACGGCACCTTGCTCCTCGTCATCTCCGGCGGCCTTGCCTTCGTCGTCGGCCGATCCGCCTTCCCGCTCCAGTACCCGCTCGAGGCGGTCCTTTGCGCTCTTGATGTCGTCGTAGTTGTCCTGCGACAGCACTCGCCCGTCTTTGGCCTCAAGCTCCATTGCCTTCAGCGCTTTGGCAAAGGCCATCGCCTCGGTGATGTCGTCGTGGTCGAGCTGCATCGCGTCGGGATTGGCCCCGACGTGGACGGTCGATAGCTCGACAAGCTCCTGCTTGGTGAAGTGAATGCCGCCGTGGTCGTTCGGCTCGCCCTCCTTGGGGATGAAGCCGACCGAGACCGGGGCGAGGAAGCCCTTCTTGTGCTTGCGGTAGATCTTGGCGGCGAAGTCATCCTCGAGGTCGAAGATACTGTCGATGACAAGCCGGCGGTCCTCGACCGAGTAGCGCTTGACCCGACCCAGGGCCGGGATCGATGGCACCTTGTCGTGCTTCCATAGGTGGGCGATGAAGCTGGGGAACTGCCATCCGGCCTGATCGATGGTGTCGCCGTGCCGGTCGGGGCCGCCCGTCGAGGCCACAAACCGCACAACCCCCTCCTCGTCAGGCTGCTCGTCGGCCGCCTTGGCCACCAGGCTTTTGCGCTCGTACTGGCTCATGCCGGTCCCTCGATGATCCGCTCGAATGCGTCGATGGCCCGCTCGCGCTGGGCCTCAAAGTAGTCGTCTACGACCTGTGCGAAGTCGCGCTCTCGCTCCGTCAGCTCCTTGTGGCGCTGGAAGCGCAGCTCGTCCCGCTGCTCGGGCGTGTACCCCTTGTCCTCGTCGTCCGGGAATGCGGCCAGCAGCGAGCAGGTGCAGTTGGCGTCCTCCTCCGGGTCGCCGAACCCGCAGGGGTGGTCGGCCGACTTGCCGCGAGTCCAGAACTTCTTGTTGACCGGAATAGGGCTCTTGGCCGTCTCGTTTTCGAGGTCTTCGTGATTCTCTCGGCCGTGCGGTCCGAGGTAGGAGTGAAGCCACGCCTTGTACTCGACACTCGGGCTCTTCTTGTACGTCGCATCCTGGCCGGCCCCCTGTGCCGAGCCCATCTCCGTGCGTGCAATCGTCTCCCGCCGGGAGGCCTTCATGTCGTTGAACGTGTCGTTGAGGTCGGCCTTGGCCTTCAGCGGGTTTTTGCCCTCGTCGAGCCCGTCGAGGATGGTCTGCTTGAGGCTGTCGCGCGTGACGTCATCAATCTTGTCCCGCCAGATCTCCTCCATCCGGCGCTCGACCTGCTCCCGGACTTCCGGCTCGAGGTCATCCAGGCTGATGTCAGCGTCCAGGTCCTCGATGGCCGAGGCCGCAAACGCGGCCATGGCCGCCTGGTACTCTGTGGCCACCATCTCGGCTTCCGGGCCGCCGTCTTCCGGCACGGCCTCATTGGCGACCCGCTCGGCGTCGTCCTCATTCGACTTCGTGCGGAGCGGAAGGACGGCCTTTTCCTCGCCGTCTTCGTCGCTGCTCCCATCGTCGCCCCCGGGCGGCACAGCCGGCCCGGCCGGCTGGGGCGCCGACAAGAACTCGCCGTCAAATTCGTCCCGCGGCTCCTTATCGGCCAGCGTGCGCGCCTCGTTCTTCTCGAAGGTCGACGGGAAGGTCTTCATGACCTCCAGCCGGAACTGCTTGTCGTCCGGGACCACCTTCTCGTGGCCCAGCCGACCCCGCTGCGACGAGGGCGGGAGTAGCGGCCACAGCTTCATCTCCACCTCAGCGGCGAAGAACCCGAGCCGGCGTTTGAGTACGCCCTTGGAGTACAGGTAGTAGGCCGCGTCGATCGTGGCCCGGTTGGCGTCCTTGCTGTCCCCCATGATCTCCGGGGGAATGTTGTAGGTCTGCCGGACGAGCTCCTTGCCGCCATCGCGGACGTCCAGCAGCTTCGTGTCGGCCACCGACCGGCTCAGCTCGACGGCCTCCATCGTCCCTTCGGGGTCTTGCGCCCCCGTGAACATGACCTTTCCGGCATTCTGCGGGCCGCCGTGCTCCTCGTGCCACTTGGTCTTTATCCGCTCAATCTCGTCGCTCTTGGCTCCAGACACATGGATCTGCATGTCGGGCCGAGCGTGGTTGAATAGCTCGCTCTTGAGATGCTCGGTGGCGTAGTCCTCGATCTCCAGCTCGTCGACCAGCGCCCCGCCCGTGCCCCGGCCTCGACCGAATGGGTTGAGCAGGTCCGGGTACTTCAGCCAGATGACATTATCGTCGGGGAAGACCGCCTCCAGGTCGCCCAGCCGGACACGCCACTCCAGATTGCCCTGCCTGTCCTTGTCCCCCTTGATGGCCGTCGGGGGGATGGTCAAAAATTCGAACCCGCTGTCGTTGTAGTCCGACGGCAAGGCCAGCCACGGCGCCTCCCCGACGGTGTCGAGGTACGCCTCGGTCACCATCCGGAAGACCATCCCCGACTGGCGGTCGTTGGGCATCCTGAGTGCCGACAGGGCCGCGTGCTCGTCGAGCTTCTCCTCGCCGCGCTGGACGTGCCACTGTACGTCGGCGATGTCCCAGGCGATCCGGCTGACAGCCATCCGGAGGACCGGGTGGTCGTGGAAGGCCTGCAGCACACCCTTCTTGCCCCGGGCGGGGGGTAAGCTGCGGCGGGTCAGCTGCCGGACAATCTCGCCGGTCTCCCGGCCGAGGTCCTCGGCGGCCTTGCTGCCAATCAGCACCCGGAATGCGTCGAGGATTCTGCCCATTCAGACGTAGAAACCGCTGTCAGTCGGGACGACGTCGCCGGCGTAGGCCAGCACCAGTGCGTCCGCAAAGTCGTAGGATTCGGAGGTGTCGAGCCGCTCTTTGGTCTTGGACTTCTTCTCGAGCTTGTAGCGGCCGCCGCTGGCGATCTCGTATTTCGGCCAGCTCAGCTGCGCCCTCAGCTTCCCGTGGTCCGGGATGCTGATGCATTCGGCGTCCGGGTGGTCCGCCTGACCCTGTACCCGCTCGTAGGTCTTGCGGAACCGTTCACGCAGGCGCCACCACAGCTCGGCCTTGAGGTTGGCGAGCCACTCGTCAGACCGCTTGTCGTTCGGCCAGTACGTCCGGGTCGGCTCCTCGCCGACGTTGACCCCATGGAAGTCGAAGTCGATAGCCTCGGCACCGTAGAACGTCTCGCCGTCGATCTGGCGCTCGAAGTTCTGCAGCTCGCCGCTCACGCCGGCGCCGATACCGATGTCATCGTAGAAGAGGTCTGTGACGGCCGCCTCTTCACCCCGGTCAACGGCCCGCCGTGCCGTCTGGGTCGTATCCGTGTCGCCCCAGGAGTCGACCTGGTAGACGACCGGGCCGGCACGACTCACGAAGGTGTTGAGGTCGTGAGACTCCCCGATGTCGAGGCCGGCCACCGGCGAGGAGTAGGGCCCCATCGGCGACCACTGCACTGCCGCATCGACGTACTTCTTGGGGATGACCACGCGCTCGGAGCTGCCGCCGGGGTCCATGTCGACATTTTGGGCAAACCCGACCGGGTCGTGGGCGTACTCCTCCTTTTTGGCCTCGTGCCAGGACTGGCCCCGCCAGGGGACGCAGTGCCACGGCATCTCAAAGACTTCGACGGTTCGGGCCTGCGTCTTTCGGGCAAACGGCGTGCCGGGCCCAGCGTGGGTCGAGATCTCGATCAGACAGTCGGTATTCTCTTTGACCGCTCGGGAGACTGCCCGAGGGTGGTCGTGGAAGGCCGACTCGTCCCAGAAATAGACCGATGACCGACCGCCACGGCCCATGTTGGCGCCCTGCTGACCAATAATGTGGGCCCCGGTCCCGGGGTTGACGATGCGCTTCTGGTTGTCGTGTTCGTCCCGGTCAAAGCCCCGGGGCATCATCCAGTCCGGCAGCCGGTAGAGGACCGTTCGCACCTTCTCGAAGATCGAGTCGGGGTTGCCCTTCTGGTCGACGTCGGCCTCGGTCCGTGACCCCCACTTGACCGAGACGGCATCCTCAAACAGCCACAGCCACGCCGTCAGGGCGCAGGCCGTGTAGGTGGCGCCGGTGCCTCGCGCCTTCTCGACGGCGCCATTCTCGCGGGCTGATCGGCACTCGCGGACCCACTCAATGAGCTCTGCCTGCCGAGGATACAGCTTGAATGGCAGGTAGACGGGTAAGCCCTTCGCGGCGTTCCGTGGGTCGTAGGTCCACGCCCAGTCGTTCGCCCATCGGACGGGGTCATGCTGGCAGTGGGCAATCGCCAGAGCCTGCGCCTGCGGGTCGCCCTCGCACTTCTCGCGCAGCCGGAACCGCCTCAGCACCTCCCGCCGCAGTCTGTCCTGTCGGTCAATCTCCAAAGCGCTGGTCGTACAGGCTGGCCAGCTCGGCCGGGCCGATGTCGTCGAGCTCGTCGAGCATCTGCTCCCGCACCGCCGCCTCCTGGTCGTCGTCCTCGGTGGCCCGCTCCTCGGCCTCCAGCTTGCGGCGGTGCCGCTCGGCGGCCGTAAAGCCCAGCGCCCGCAGGTACTCCTTGGAGGCGCGCACGATGTCGCCGGTCAGTGCCTCGATGGCCGATTCCGCCTGATTTGGCTCCAGGTGACCCTCGGCGACCAGCTCCTCGACCTTCGCCCGGGCTCGCTGCAAGGACGTCACCTCGCCACGCATCGCGTCCAGCGCCTCGAGGGCGCCGTGGTGCCAGTGCTCGGCGAGGCGGTCGGAGCGGCGCTCCTGACGGTAGTACTCGACCAGCCGATCAAAGCCGGCAATCTGGCTGTAGTCCTGGACGGTCGACAGGGCGTACCCGGTCGTCTCGGCGACCTTCGGCCAGCCTTGACCGTCGGCGCGCAGCTCGGCGGCCGTCAGGTGCTGAGGCGCCCAATGGTCGACCCCGTCGTCGCGAAACCTCCCGAGATCTCCCGAATTGTCCCGAGTGGTCGACACATTGCGAGCAAAAAAAGAGGAGCGTCAAAAGGTAGCCGCTGCGTGGACCCGGGCGGCCGCCGGGGTGTATGCGGTGCCCACGCTCCGCCGCCGTATTGGCGCCCGGCGGTGGCTCGACTGGTTAGCCGTCGGTGTCGAAGACCGAGTCGGGGGCGATGCCCCGCTTGTCCAGGAAGGTCAGCGTTTCGGTGACGGCATTGCCGAGGTGCCCCTCGCCGCCCTCACCGGGAATCAGCTTGGCGCCGACCTCGACGGCCGACTCGATGAATGAGACGTCCAGCTTGCCTTCGTCTTCCTTCTCGGGCTTGGTCGTGGTCTGCTCGCTGTTCGGAGTCTGTCTGATGGCCTATACACGTCGGGATCACCTCTTGTGACCCCCTGCACTAAGACGTGCGCGTGGGCGCGCAATGGGCCGTAGCTCCCCGCCGCGGTAAGTCACTGAAAACAATGCGATGGGACAAGAAATGGAAAGTAGACACGGGATCGTGTCTACGATGTCTACCCGACGGCCTGCTTTTCGGCTCCGATCAGCGCCAGGACGGCGCGGAGTTTTCGGGCCTGCCAGGCCTTCTCTTGCTTCTGCTCGTCGATGCGAGCCTCCAGCTTCCGAATCTCCGCCTCGGCCTGCCGGACGGCACTGCGCAGCTGGGCGGCGCGGTCTTGGAGGTCTCGACCCCGCTCCATCTTCACCATCTTCCACAGGTCTCGAGCACCCGGCGAGGGGCGCCCGGCCGAGAAGCCGGCACGCTCGGCGGCCTCGCGCGTCCCGTACCCCTGCAGGCGGTAGTCGACGTACTTCTGTTTTTTCGTCGTCATGCCGCTTCCTGGTACTGGACGTCGGCGGCGTGCTCCTTCTCGCGGATATGGCCGGCGACCCACAGATTCCTGTCCTTCAGTGCCTGAGCGATCTCGCCGTCGACCTCGCCGATGATCCGGCCGACCTCCGACTTGCTGACCTGCTCGATGGCCCGATAGGCCTCCTCGTGGACCCGGACGAGCGACCAGACGGTAAAGTCGCGCTCCCCGGCCGCCTCGGCCGCCGCGCGGAACGCCTCGGCCAGACGCGCCTGCTCGGCCTGGTCGATGATGTACGGGTCGCTCGTCGCCGACACCTCGCCGGGGATGGCCGCCGCCTCGACATCAATCGCCGTGGCGCTCGAGTAGACCAGCAGGGTATTGAGCGCGTGGTCGACCGACACGTACTTGCGCTGCCGGCCGACAGCATCGTCGGACCAGTCG